CATAAACTCCATCACTAAATGCTAGATCTATCCTATCATTTTCTTTCGTGATCACAGAATAGATATTTCTAATGTCAGATGTGATACTGTTATAGGCTACATTGCTTCCTGTTAGTGCCTGCACTTTGACCCATTCGTCTTGCTGTGCTCCGGACGAACTGAGTTTAAACAGCCAAACATCTTCATTGTTGATGTTATTGCTATCAACTGATACTAACTCGTTTGTAGTCGGTACGGCCACAGAAAAATCTGCTAATTCTAAATTCCCCTGTTTGAATAAAAGGAAAAATCCTGTATTAGCACTAGTACCTCCCCTGCCATCGTTTCTGTATACGAAACCTAGTTGGTTTCCAGGAGTAGGCGATTCTTCGTAGATTTCTTCTCTTCCTTTAAAGGCTGTGCTGACTAATTCAAAAGTCATCTGGCGGCCTGCTACTATTTTGCTGAATGTAAAAATAGGCACATCGATCGAAGCTGTTCTAAATCTATATTGTTCTGTGTTTATTCCATCAATGACCGCAGATCCCTGGCTTCGACCAAACTCTGTGTTATCGGCCATAGCTGCGTTTAATACTGTAACAAACTGCTCGGCCCAATTAGTATTAGTAGGATCATTCCATACGATGGTCTGCTGGGCTAGATTTTTTCCATTGCTGTCTAAAATATTTTCGGTGGTACTGACTGTATCAAATTTTAATAGTCCTTTTGCAGCAATATTTCGCTTGGCGTTGTAACTGAGCATTTTAGCTAGACGTAACACACTTTCTCGTCGTTCTGCTAGTTCTAAAAAGTTTTCTCTACTGGCCAAATCTATACGGAAGGCAAGACTTTGACCTAAAAATGCTATGGCATCTATCAGCGCGAGATATTCGCTGCTTTCAATATAGTCATTGAAATCTTCAGGATAATTTTCTCGGAAATAGGCGATAATAACTCTACGTAGATTTTCAAAGTCGTAGGATTTGAAATCAGCATTTTTAAATGTCTGATATATTCTACGCCAATCTTCGTTTAAAATCAATGAATTTTGTCTAGTCGTTGTTGTCATTACCGATTCCTATCTCATATTTACCAGCGAAAATTATCTGGTCAGTTTATAATCTTATTCTCTTTATCAAAATTAAATGTCATTCGTTCATTGACATTAAAAGGTAGATACGTTATATCTGCTTCTATACGTATACCCATATCTGTGCTGTCTATTGACACAGCATTTATAGAAATCCTCGGATCATAGTTTATGATCTGTTCAACATCTTCTACTATCAACTTTTTAACATCTTCAGTAAATGGTTCAAATAACAGGTCCCAGATCACTGTGCCGAAATCTGGATTCATTAGTTTTTCACCTTTACGAATGTAAAAATGATTCACGATATCTTGCTTGACTAGATCTATGTCATAGGCTTTAAACCCAGTTTTAGAATCTTGAGAATTAAATCCTTTGTAAGTGAACACTGCATTTGATGATTCAGTGACTGTGGCATTCATCGATGCCGCACTTTTTTGATTATATAATTTAGCCATATTATGTCTCCCTGTCAGTGTTGTCAGGTGTTAGTAAATTAGGTGCTTGATTTTCATGTAGCAGCCAGGGTTCGTGCATAGGAACTCTCTTCATGATGCTCTTTAGAGGATCTTTTTTCTGATACCTGTTTTTTCCTTCCCATTTTTCTTCTGAGCTGGTTACAGGATTATCGTGAGTTTCTAGGGGAATTTCTGCAATAGCCTGAACGGCTGCTGCACCATTCATGTTGATTGTAGCTGCGGTTTCAAAATAACTACCTCCACTTCTTACGTGTGTTTCAGCACCTGCAGAAAAATAATTCGAACTTCCTGTTGATAGATGTAATTCTGATGAGGTTGTAATAGCACCATTTGCACCTATCAATATTTTTGTATCTCCTACAGATTCTTGATATAATCTATCGTGGGCTTTGATATTGATATTTCGACCTGCTTCTAAATTTATATCTCTATCGGCACGTATATTGAGATCGTTCTCTGTATGGATGCTGATACTATCTTGGGCATATATATCTATCTTACCATTACTGGTCAGCTCGACCCAAGCAGTTCCACGAGCATTGCCTATATAAATTAAATCTTCTGAGTTATGCAACAGTATCTGATGGCCAGTTCTTGTTCTTACTCTAAAATACTCATTATAAGGAACATTAGGATCACCTTTTTCTCCTGCTAGAACATCAGCATATTCTACTGGACCGTTGCTAGCTGGTGTCTTTCTCTGGTATCGATCTTCGCCATCATCCATGACTAACGTAGTTCCGCCTAGTCGGCTTACTGGCATAGTAACGGGGCTGAGATTTTGCCTATCTCCCACAAACTGTTTTTTAGCTCCTTGTCGTCGATCAAACGGACCCGGAGTAGATATTCCAAACACTGTGTTAGGTGCATCCCGCCGGCTGGTAGAAGTAGTGACTCCTCTAACATCATCTTCTAATAGACCTTGCTCTAAAAACCGGTCTGCGATAGGATGTACTGGTCTTTTAATTTTTTCAATAGATAGACTTTTTTCTAGTGTATTTGTTTTTCTGTTTACTTCTGCGACTGGCAAAGGCTGAGTGGTATCATATTTTTTCTTGTCGGTATCGGTGATTTCGTATTCAGTACTTCCGCCGATAGCCGGAATCATGTGATTCATAAATCTTCCTGGAACACAGGCAATAAAATAACCTTCTGAAGGATTACCGTCTACGAAAACTACCAGCACTGTGGTTCCTATTTCTGGCGTTGGAAACCACATACCATAACTCTTCTGTGTGTCATTAAAATCAGCTTTATTGAGTCCAAGATTTTCAAATGCTGTGGACCCATAAAAAGGACTGGCATATTTGACCTGATAACTCTGAGTAGCTTCGCCAACATTGTTACCTTGGTCTCTCAGGAGAGTAACTTCTAAGCCGCACATAAACGAGGGATCGAGATATCCTACGACCTTGGCCATAAGTATACCTTGTTTTATCTTACCTGCATTATCGTTACTAGCTGTTCTTCCGTCTTGCATTATTTTCCTTTAAAAGGGACTATATACCGGATCATCAACCGGACTGCTCTTAGGAGGTTCTTTTTTATCAGTGTTATACAACAACTGGGTCTGTTTCTCGATAGCTTCTCTACCTTTGTAATCAATACTTTGATTTTGCTGTCTATTCAGTTGTAGAGTCTGTTGAAAAGTACCGCCATTAAATTTACTTTCTACCTGCACTACTTTATAGATTCCGCTATAAGGGCTGACCCATTGATCTTTAGGAAAATTATACAATCCTCCCTGACCGGTAGTTCCAAGATTAGGTTCTACCGGAGTTCTAAAACTTATGTAGACAAATATCTCTGAGCCTTCATAATTCATCGAGGCATCGGCAGTTATTTGCTCGTTAGGACCAAAGTCGCTGAGATAATTCGCACAAAACCCGCTGTCTGAAATATAATAGGGATCGCCTAAAATGTCTGCTGTGACATTTATCATATCATTAGAAGCGCCTTCAAAGCTGTCTTGAAACACATTAGCTACTATCTGCTCAGCAGTTTTGTCCCCGGACGCCGTGCCGGTTTTAATTTTGTAGTTAGCTTTTACCGGAGCTGTTCCAGTTTCAGTGGCTGCTGCCGTAGCTGACGGTCCTTCTTGAACCTCGGCTGTAGTCTTAGGACTAGCTGTAGTTCCTTGATTATCTGTGTTTTGTATCGTGGCATGATCATTAGCATTAGTCACCAATGCTCCTCTATTGAACATACCGTCGTATACTAAATCGAATTTTAATAAATCATTATTTTGTCCAGAATAGATATAGTCATAACGCTTGGCTATGATTTTTTCTAACTCAGCTGATCCTGCAGTGGCCGATGTAGGATTGGTAAAAATCATAGCATTGACTTTATAAGGAACTATCCTAAAGATGTACTTTCTTGCATTGATGGCTCTCTTGGTATCAAATTCACTGATCTGGGTTTGCACATCGATCCTGAACCAATCTATCATTCCTTGAGGGTCGGGCTCGTTTCTTAAACTTTCTGTACAGTATTTCGAACTTGCTACGATGTTGTTTATAATATCTGTAATCTTGATGTTTTGTTCGAACTGAAAGGTTCTCCTCTTAGGATCTATAGACATCTTGTCTCGCTGGATCCTTCCGGTTTCTGGATCTATAACGTCAGGTCCTGTTTTAAAAACATAGTTTCCCCCGGACTGTGCATCAAAACCTAGGCTAGAAGTTCCTATCTCTCCTTCTCCGAAGTCTACTGTTTCTAGGTCTAGGCTAGGAGGAACTACCGCAGTGTCTCCTT